GACCACTTTCTTTAGCTTCTAAAACTCTCATAAATTACTTTTATTATAAATATGGGACGAAATAAAAAAACCTTGGGTTATGTTAACCCAATCTATTTTTTAGAACTATGAAATTTAAATGTTTTAGATGTTAGAAAAGACTCTTCTATAATTTTATTAGTTATTTCGTGAATAGGTTCTGATAATTTTATAGATTTCATATCTATTTTTTGTTTTGGTTGTAGGAATAAAGTTATTTCACACCTAATAAAACTTCTTTTACCTTTCCTTATACCACTAGCTCGTAAATCCAAATCTATGATTGAGATGTCTTTAAACATAGAAGTTTGTAGATTACCGTGTACCGTATTCTTTATCTTATTTTTAAATTTTTTAACTCTTCTATCCCAGTTATCGTGGTCTTCGTTTGGTTCTGCCCACGTAGATAAATTTATAAATAATGATTTGAGTGATGTGACATCTACGGTTCCGTAAGATGTCCTAAATAATTCTGAAATTTTTGTTTTTACTTCCCTTCCTTGTTTTAGCATATTAAATATTTTCTATACTAAAAGATAAAAAATATAGGAAGTTACTTCAAGTCCTCTAATAAGCCCCTAACCCTAATATAAGATTTTTTACTATTTTTTAATGAGTTAATTTCGTTTTTTACTTGTACTAATTTACCTGAAAGAGATTCTTCCTTTGACTCTGAAATTAATGAGTTGATTTTGGTTAAGGAAATTTCTTTTACAATATTAAATTCCATTTGTAGGGTATCTTGTCATTAGTAGAGTGTTTTTAAGTATTTCTTGTTCACTTTCTGAAAGTTGTTTACCGTAAACCTCACTATAATTTTTACTTAGTACGTGTGAAAGTATTTTAGGGTTGGTGATTTTACCAACTGGTTTTTTTCTTTCAGATATTAAATGGTTTGTTAATTTTTGTTTTGACTCCGTAACTACTCCTAGTTTGGTTACGTCTTGATTGAATACCACATTGTCTATATTTTCATATATGGTGTTTTGTCTTTCTTCACACAGTTCTTTCCTATCACCTATTATTTTGTCTAGAATTGGTTTTACCTTTTTTAACCCATCTTTCCTATCTTTCATGTAGTTAAATGCTTCATTAAGGTATATAGTGGTTTCTTCTTTATCTGTTAATGTTTTACTTTCTATATCGTTATATAATGTAAAAAACTTTCTAAGTACTTTAGAGTATTTCATAGCTCCCATTATAACGGATAAGTTTTTTTTAAATTCCTTACTATCTTTAAAGGAGTTTTCTAGTATAGAATCTATATTGTTTTTGTAGTGTGAGAAATTTTTCATAAAGTTACTTTTATAATAATATACTTAATCCTCTAATAGTGAGTCAACTTCTTCATTAATACTATCAATATTCTTTTTTGTTTTATTAAATAACTCTTCTAACCCGTCTTTAAATAACCCTTTACCCTCTAAAATTAGTGGTAAGTCATTTTGTATGTTGAAGCTTTCCGCTGCAGATACAGGTTCAGTAATTTCTTCCCCAGCTCCAGGTGCTTCTGTTTCTGAATCACCCATATCAAAGTTAGCATCTTCTTCACTACCCATATCTAATCCAGGTTCATCATCAGCATCAGTATCAGCATCAGTACCTTCTGGTTTAGGTGCTTCCCCATATAATTTATCTATTGTATTAAACAATCCTGTCTTTTTAATAATGTCAGATGTTAGTTCTAATTCTTTAGATACGGCCTTCTCAAAACGTTGTTGTTGTAAATCTAACTTAATTTCTTCATCACTCATACCTAATATAAATTTTTTGGCCCAAGTAGCTGATACTGGTGCTATCCCACTTCCGGGGTCCCCAACAGCGTCTTTATATAAGGTTATTTTAGTTTGCCATTGTTCTAATTTTAATAACTCTGACTGTGTAGATGGGTTTGTTAACCCTAAAGAAAAGTTTTCTAATTCATCCTCAAAACCTAAAACATATAAATGAATTATAGCTATTTTATTTAATTCTTGTATAATAGCTTTTTGAATTCTATTAATTGTTCTAGCAAATCTAATGTCTAGTAAAGCTAGATTTTTACCCTCACCAACCACTTCCTCAAAACCTAAAAAAGCTTTAGGTACTCTTAGTGAAGCTAATAACTTTTTTTGGATGTATTCAATATCAGCTATCTCACTTAGGTTGGTTGCTCCAGGTAAGGTTTCTATTGGGCTTGGGGCAGCTTGGTCTCTAACCGGTATAAAATAATCTTGGTCCACAGCCATTTGATTCATTCTTAAATCTACATTCCCATTTTGTGGGTCTACCACTGGGTCTCTTTTAAACTTATTGGCTACTTTTTGTATGTAGGCTTCTACATCCTTATCATCCATATTACCAACAAAAACTTTAAATACCCTTCTTTCCGGAGCCCTGGACGTTCTATATACCAACATAGCGTCTTCAGCTAAAAGTAATTGTTTCCATATTCTTCTAGCTTTTTCTAACATAGAAGTACCATATGGCAATCTTCTATCATCACCCAAAAGTCTAAAGTGAGCTATTTCCCAAGAATTGAATGTTAAATCTTTTTCTCTCCATTTAAACTCTACCTGGTGTGCTTTACCGTCACTATTATCTAATTGGTTTAGGTAACTGTGTCCTTCAGTTCTCTCTATCTCGATGTTAGGTAACTGGTTACATCCTATAACACCTTTTTCAGGGTCAATTTTTAAATAAACAAAATTATCACCATACTTACAAGCATTACGAATCCACATAATTAAATTCGTGTCAACATCCAGTATGTTATTAAATAAGTCGCCCAAAATAGATTTTATTCTAGTAGACTCCGACTGTATAGATAATATATAACCTTTTTCTGACGGAGTAGTAGACTCTTCAGCGTAGATATCCAAAGCTGCCGATATTTCAGGTGTAAATTCCATAGATTCGTAATCGTAATATGAAGCTAACCTTGTTGGTTCGTAATATATGGATTTGGTATACAGTTCATTATCTATTTTTTGCCATTGACTGGACAGATACATTGACTGTTGCATTTGTAACTTCTTTTCCTCGTAATCTTTTTTAGAGTCGGTTTTTAGTATCTCTTGTGACCCTAACTTAAATTTTTGATAAGTCGGTTCTTGAGCTGTGGGTCCAGCTGGTCCAAATAACTTTCCTAGTCTTTGGTATATTGTTAAGTTTTCTGCCATAGTGTTTAATAATACTGATTATTTTATAAATAGTAAATCATTTACTATCGGACTTTACCAAATAACCAAGCGTTTTGTCTATATTGTTCTTTAATGTCTGAGGTCGTATTACCAGGTAACCCAAACATAGGTTTATTCTGTTGAGGTTTTCTGTGGTCGGGTTCAGTATCACCAACATCATTACTGGTAGTCCAACTATCTAACATAGCCTTTGTCATACTATCAGCTTTATGTAAATCAGAAAAAGAATGCTCACCAACATATAAAGCCATAGATAAAGCCATGATTAAATCGTCATGTTTACCTTTCATATGGTCAGGTCTTCCATTTATATAAACAAAAGTACTCATTTCATTTAATAATCTTTTAGACCGTACTATAAATTTATGCCTTAAAGCTTCTTCAAATGCCGATATTATCTGTACCCTCTTATTGTTAAATGCTAAACCTGGGATTTTATTTATAGAGCTAGGGTTATATTTCCACTTATCAGCTGTGTTAACACCCTCCACATACAAATCTTTATAACCCAATTCTTGTAACTTACGAGAAGTTGCGACACCCATACCACCAGTTATATCAGTAACTACGTATGCGTTATACATTCCACCCCATTTATATATTATATCAGCAGCTAAGTCAGGTGGTATTTTTCCCAAATACTCAGCTACTTGTATTCTTTCGTCGAAATCTATAATGACAATAGAAGTAAAATCTTCCGAGTCACCCCTACTAACATCACAACCTAAAATGTACCTATGTCCTTCTATCGGTTTTTCCCATATCCACATTTGGTTCCCAACAAACATTTCTTCTGGGTCCCTAACATCTTCGTTTTTTATCTTTTCTATGGTTTCTGTTGATATTACATTATCTCCGGACCCTAGGAATGCACTTTCTAACTCCTGGGCCACCCTTCTTCTATCGTATTTAAGTTTCTTAACCATAGACTCAAACCAATCAGAACATGGTTTATAACCTCGGTGTTTTAAATCCTTAAATTTACTTAAATCACTTTCATGAATAAATTCATCTTCATTGTAGTCTTCCCTATTTAATAAAAAATGAACAATGTCTTTAGTATCAACCCAGTAAATATCTTTTGTGAATCTAGGGTCATTTTCCCAATGAAGTTCAGAAATCACAAAACTATTTAAACCTTTTATAGATTGTTCGTATATCTCATAATAAATCTTATCGTATCCGTTTGGTGTGGAAATTACTATCACCTTACCCCCTGTTGATAAGGAGGCCATACATGCCGCCCAAAAATCATCACCAGCTTCTATGTATGCGGCTTCATCAAATATTAGTGTAGTTGGTGTAAATCCTCTAAGTGCATCCACCGAGGTAGCGACAGCTTTTACCTCACTACCATTATTTAACTTAAAATGTTTCTGAGAGTCCTTCTCTTTAGAAAACCCAACATTAATCCATTCAGGCCATTGGTTTAAAAAACCCCTTACCTTGTTTGCAAATTCAGAAGCTGTATCTAATTTATTAGCGATTACAAGAATTTTTTCTGGTCTGTTTTTAGAAGCGAATTGTAGTTTTTTTGATACCCAGGCCGCTGTTGCTGTAGAAACACCTGCCTGTCTATATTTTTTTGTTATATTATCATTAAAGAGTTCAAAGTTCTTTAACATCATTTTTTGTTCGGGAAATAAATTAAACCGAACATACTTAGATTGTGTATTATCGTAAGTTTCTAAATACGACTCAATGGCGTAATTGGTATCTTGTAGACACCTAGCATACTCTTTTATTAAATCTTCTTTATTCATATACTATAAATATCGGAAAAATATTAACTATTTACAATTTATATATAAATTTTTTTTCTGCTTTTGTTAAAGAATTCATACCACTTTTATTGATTTTATCTAGGATGGTGTCCATATCTAAATCTTGGGTTGG